TACATATGTCCGAATCACTTCCCGAGAATTCTTTTGGCGGTGTATTGCGAGTTGTTAAGCTTACTTCAGGTGAAGAAATAATTGGTATGGTAAATGAAGCATACCCCGATAGAATTTCAATTAAGTTGCCTGCTCGTGTTGAAACCTATGTAGTTCGTGATGAAAAAAGCGAACTAATAGAATACGTAAAACTTACAAATTATCTTTCAAACATACGTGGTTATGAAATTTCATTATCACGTAATGTCATAGTATACATGGGTTCTCCAACATTAGAATTAGAAAAAATGTATGAAGTATTCTTCATGACCATGCAAACAGAATCCAAAACAACAATTGCTCCAATGCCAGATGACATGAAATTTGGCCATGAAGCAGGACTTCAAATGTTGAACGATCTTTTTACAAATGAAGATTTTGTAAATTTTGTAAATGACCTAATTGATAATTTTGAGGGTGCTGAAATTCTTCTAGATGAAGAATTGGACGCTGGAAATGAAGAATCTGAACCAGAATGCCCTCCATTTGAAGAGCTCAAAGAAGAGACTCCCAAGCCACCCAAGCCAAAGAAACGCCGTACAATGAATCCTGAGCCCAAAAAACTACCTTATAATCCTGAAGGTGACCCAAATAAGGCAGAAAGTTGGCCAGACGACCCTTCTCAGTATTTTAATTAAACTTGTCCGTACAGATTAGATTCTGCATCTGGTGACATAGTATAATATGAATATGCAAATGCTGCCGTGGTTTTGACCAAATTTACATCTGAATTATCTGTTTGAAAATTAATACCACCGAGGGATACTGGTATCACATTATGGAATATGAATGTCAGTACTACAGCATTGCAATCCAATGGATCCAAAATATCTAATGTTGCTTTAATATGCCAATTTTGATAAATTAAATTATGGGTATCATCTTCTGAAATATTTGTAATATTTCTCATCCACGAATATATACTCTTCCAGTTTGTAAGATCATTATCAACTATAAATTCAACACGCAAAGGTTCAAATGTGGCCGACAACGTTGGGACTGGAATGGTTGTACCTAAAGTAGTAGGTTGTTTGGTTTCACCAATACTCAATCCAGGAAGATTAGCTCGCTGACACATAAGTTCAAATTGACTAGTTCCTCTGGAAAAAGTTAATTTAAAGTAATTGCTATAAAGTGGATTTATATTATTTTTACATACTGTCATAAAATTATTTATTTAAAATGAAAGACCTCCCCATTTCTGGGGAGGTCTTCGTGTGACTTACTCACGGTCAGTTATCAGAACTGAGTGTTACCGTGGAGGTTTATAACCTGAGTGAAACGGTAGTACTGGTTGAGACCAGCAGTTAAGGTATCACCATCTGGTGTAGTGCCATTTAGAACGTATGGGTTGGCAACTACGCCGTAACGGGTCTTGAACGCGATACGGGGTTGGAAAGTGTTGGGATCAACTGCACGTACCATTTGTAGCGGAACGTATGGGCAGTAGAAGAGACCTGCATCGTAAGCAGACTCACCCTTATAGCCAGCAACAAAGAAGTTGTAGCCAGCGGGGCTGTATGGATCGATGTAGACCTTGACTTTGCCGCTCAATACACCAGCAAAGGTGCTTTGAGTGTCATCAACGTTTAGTTGAGGAGCAATTCCAGGGCTGAGGCTCATGAAGCCAGACATGGCGAGGGCGGCTGCGGTATCGCTATCGCAGATGATGAAATTGCCCTTACCACGGCGAGTTTCCTTGGCGATTGCATTGCACTCGCGCTCGATTTGGAAACTGAGGCCACGGAAGCGTTCAGCAGACCAACGACCGTCAGAATCAGTATCTAGATCGTAGATACCACCGCTAGAAGCACCTGTGAGATCGGATTGTCTAGATCCGGTGCGTGCAACGTAATAGATGGTACGAACGATTTCGCGGTTGATTTCAGCAAGAATTTCGGTGCTGAGAAGATTGGCGAGTTCGGCTTCAGCATCTAGACCGTGAACAGCCTTGAGGTCTTGAGCCAATTCGACAGTGTAGTTGCTGCTTAGAGCGCGGGTCTTAGCTTGTACTGCAACACGGTCAATGGTGAAAGCCATTTGATTCCATGTTTGATACTTGGCAACAGCGTTGCTAGAACCGCCGAGACCTTCACCATAGTTGGTGAGGATACCACGGATGCTATCAATACCATTTTGACGAACGCTGGTGGGATCAGTACCACCGCAGAAACCGCAGAGACCCTTAGTTGCACGATAAACGGCATCAAGAGTCCAGCCTGAACCACCCCATGCTGGGTTTGGCTCTTGGAACATAGCTTCGGCATAGGTGTTGCTTGCATAAAGCTTATCACCACCGTAGTTAGCGCGCATAGCAAAGATCAAGCCTGTTGGAGCAGTCATTGGCTGAACGCCGCAGATGTCATAGGCCATGAGATTTGGCATTGCACGACGAACCAAGCTGATGAGTACTGGGTCATAACCAGAAACTGTACCAGTGTTGGTAAAGGTGGAAGGCATGCCCAAGTTGTTGGAGGTCATATCTTCGTTTAGACGTTGTGAACGAATTGCTTGCTCTTCGTTTTCGAGAAGAACGGCAGTTACCTTTTTACGGTAATCGTCCTTGATTGAGGGAAGGGCATCGTGGTTTAGAACCGGATTCCACTTCTCGGTTAAGATGTCGTAAGGGGTATTTTCCTGAAAATTCATTTTAGTAGTATCTCCTGTAATTAAAATTATTTAGAAATTTTAAACTTTCTTGTTAAGGCGTCCCAAGGCGCTTACATAATTTTCTACCAAAGTTCCTGGGACTTCGTTAACTTTGGAAAAAGTTTGTTCTTCGGTAATTACCTTTTTGGGTGCAGCTGGACGAGCACTTGTGAGGTAATTATTTTTGATTGATGTGAGTTTATTACGGTATTCGTCAACGCTGTTGAAGGAAACGTTTTCCATCAAAGATTGAAGTTTTGCGATTTGAGTATCTGCAAGATCTCTGGTCTCGGCAACAAAGACTCCAGCGCATTCGGTCAATGAAACTTCTTTCTTGAGATTGATGTTTTCATTAATGCTTTGGTTGAGAGCAACTTGCAATTCCTTGTTTTGAGCATAGAGCTCATCAAGGACATTGTACTTCTCTGCTGGAACATCGATGTAGTGATTTTCAAAGAGGTTCTTTAGACCACCGATGAAGTTTTCTGCAATTTGAGTCTTGATGCCCTGTTCGACGGCTACTGCGTTGTCAGTCATCCATTCTTCGACTACGTACTCAAGATAATCATCAACCTTCTCAACAAGATTGTTGGTGACGTTTGAGAGATAGTTCTTGACGTTTGCGTCAACTTCTTCAAGGACGACAGAAACATTTCTTTCAACTCTGTCTTGAACAGCAGCTTCAAATACTGCTTCCAATTGTTCTACAAGTTCAGAAGAAACATTAGATTCACCTAAAAGATTCATAATAGAATTTTTAAATTTAGCTTTAAAAGCTTCTTCTACTTCTTCTACTTCTTCTTCTTCGCCTTCTTCTACTTCTTCTTCTTCTTGGTCTTCAACTGGCTCTTCCTCATCAACTGGAGCAGTTCCTGCATTAGCAGACATTTGTGACATTGAAGCAGCCATGTTGATTGGAGTCTGAGATCTTGCTCTGTTCATGGCTTGATAATCAATAGGAGCAGGAATCATGTCGCCTTTACCATCTGGAGTATATGATACTCCATTGATGGGAGCATTTGGAGCCATTTGCATTCCACCGCCCATTTGTTGAGCTTGTGGACCGCCAGCCATTGGCATTTGTTGGATTGTTTCGTATAGTGATTTTTTGTTGTTTTTCTTCATATCAATATTATCCTTGAACTTTAAGTATTTATAAAATTTTTATAATGTAGGGTAGCCCTGACCAGCAGTAATCTGTTTTGCTTGTCTTGCTCCTAATTTTCCTAGTTGGTCTCTTACGTAATCGACGCCCATAACTTTTGTAGCATAATCAAAAGGATCTACACCCAATGCTGTAAGATATGGAAGTTTTTGTGAAACTGCTTGCCCAAGTGGACCCATAAATTGCAACGCAGTACCAGCCAGAGCACCACCAGCAACACTTTGAGCTATGTCTTTTGTAATGTTATCACCTTTCATGGAAACAGAACCATATGGATCTGTTTTATAACCAAGACGGCGTTTAGCGACTCCGAGGCTAGCCAATAGCCCTAAACTTGGTTTTGAAGTATCTTCATTTTCAAGATCAATTTTATTTTCTGGATCTATATTTAAAATATTTTGTAATTGATCCTTATAAAATTTATCTTCATCTTGTTTGTTTTTTACTTTTTTAGTTTTACCAGTTTTTGGGTCTACAACATCAACAGTTTGTTCATATGGTGTTAATGACACACCACCACCCATTTCATCGGCTTCATTCAATACTTGAATCAAAAAAATTGTTGTATTTTCATCCAAAATCATTTTAAATATTTCTAAAGAAGTCCTTAAATACTTTGACTACATTCTTGTCAATGTTTCTTGAAGAAGAATTCTTGATGATTCTTCTGGCATTTTGGATTTGATGTTCTGACCACATTCCATTTTCCATGATCCATTCTCTTCCTTCCATGATTCCGTTTACGAAAGCATTAGGGGCTGAAGGATCGGCAACGATGTCAATTGCGGCTAACATGAAGTCTTCTTGAACTTCTTGGTAGCCATTCTTGGACTTTAAAGAACCCATACCACGAGTGGATACGCCCAGTTGGGCACCCTCATCAATGAGGTTCTTTACAATCTTGCCCATTGGAGTATCAAGAACTTTGGCCTTACCATAGACGTTCTTTCCGTCTTCGTAAAGTTCCTTCACAATGTGGGAAACTCTATCAAGATTAACAGTTGGGCCAGTTGGATGGTTCAGTTCACCAAGAGCTCGACCTTTATTGACGTATTCATTGATGTATCGACCAGTTTCCTTGGCAAGAGTATTCTTTGGATAGATTCTGCCATTGCGGTTCTTTACATCAGATTGCATGAAAACACCTTCAATGAAGTAATTTTTATCTCCATTGCCTACATTCTCTTTGATGTACTTGATGTCTTCTGTTAGTTCTGTGATAAGTTTCATTTATAATCCTTTTTAATAATTACGTTCTTGTTCACCCCACCAGAATAGTCTCCATTTACCGTTTTCATATACATCCCAACCACCCCCATTATATCTAAATTGACGACCAAGATACCAATATGTTGTACCTACTGGTGGAGGAGGATTAAGCTTCCAAGGTTGCTCAGCACCTGGTGTATCAGTCTTAGGAAGTGCAAGTTTTTCGACACGTTCGCCGGCTTTACGCATTTTTGGAAGAGTTATTGGATTATTTTGGTCAAATTGTGGGGTATTTAACCCATCCATTGTAGTGGGTGGGCCCGCATCACGATCACCCGCTACTTCAAAAATATTTTGAGAAAGTTGTACATACTTTTCTTGAAGTTTTTGACCGACTTTGCTATAGAGTGTGCGGTTTAAAGTTGTTTTGAATGCAACTGCATTTTCTTCAATTACATTTTTAACTAATTCTTTGACATTTTTATTGTTCATCTAAACATTCCTTTGGCATTATTGTAAAATTCTATGTGTTGGTTGTAGTTGTTTGAAGAGTCAAAAACAGTTTCAATCATTTTTTGTCTGTTTTCGGTATTTAAATGTTCAAACAATTCTTTTAAAGCGTATGCTTCATTTTCAGTAATATTTATAATACTGTTGTCTTTTAATATAATTTTTTCTTTCTTTTCCAGTATTGTCAAGAAAGTTTGAAGTTCTTTTGAATTTTTTAAACTTTTGCTTGAGTGGAGAAGATTTTTATTTGTTTCAGTCAAAACATCTGTAATTGCATCATTTAATTTAATAGAAAGACTCTTGATAACATTCTTCTTAAAGTATGTTTCTTTTTGCTCAAGGAGAGCCTGTATTCCATTTTTTAAAAGTTTGCGTGAAATGTTGTTCATTGTTGCTGCTCTTCTGGTTGACCTTGTGCCTGTTGTTGTACCATCAGTGCCATTTGTTCAGCCTGAAGTCTTTGTTTATCAATCTTCATCTGTTCATCAATACCTTTGATTTCTTCTTCAGTTTGGCGTAGAATTTTACTACGGACATAATCTGTTGAGAAATACTTTCCAACATATGGTTCAACAAAAGACAACATTTTCATTCGTTCTGCCAAAATTTCTGCTTCTTTTAGATCCCAGAAATAGTTGTCAGTATTGAATACAAATTTAATGTCGTTCTTGAGTTCATACCAATCTTCTTCAGTCATTACTCCCTTGAGAATCAATTGAACTCTTAAGAAATCCAAAAAGAAATTAGAAAACTGATGGCGAATTCTTTCAATAAATTTGTAAAACTTTACTTCTTCTCGTGTGATTTCAACAGAACGACCCATATTGAATCCTGTTTGATCGGCCATCAAACGGCTAAGAGGAACGTTGAGAGAAGCATATAGTTTCTTCTTGAAGTAATCTACGTCTTCAATCTGAGACATCGCGTTACCACCGGGCAATGTGGTGATTTCTGTTCCACGTGAACCTTCTCTACGGGGCAACCAATAATCTTCAAGAACTGAAAGATGGTTTCTTTCGTCTCTTACTTCGCCTGTTGCTTGATTGTAAATGAGTCTGTTTCTAAAACGGCTCATCATATCACGCATGTATTGCTCGGCCTTTTGCTTTGGCAATTGACCTACATCGACATAAAACACTCGGCGCTCAGGTGCACGTGCTACACGGTAAACTAGAAGAGAATCTTCTAGTTGGCGAAGCATATTTAATGGTCTAATAGCCTTATGGAGGTATCCCAAGACTCTTTTGGTGTTCAGATCCACAATTCCAGATGGGCAGTAAACAACGCTATCTACGGACAGATGCAAGCCGCTTGGACCCGTTACCATAAAACTATCTTTATCATTATTAATATAAAGATAATATTCTTCAATATCTTTAATCACGGAAACAGTTTGGTTTTCAACTTTTTCCATTTCCTTTTTAATTTTTCTAATCTTTTTAATTTTTAAAGGATCCATTGGAATAATTTCTTTTATTCCATCGGTGGGCATATCTCTATCAATTACAATATTGTAATAAATTCTAGAATCAATATACCATCTTCTAAAAATTTCATATGCTTTACCATTAAAATCCAATAAATGAATAATTCTATCAAATTCTTTATAAATCTTTGCTTTGATTTGTTCTGGAATCTGAACATTTGTAAGATCAATCCTTACAGGTTTTCTTTCTGTTCCAAATACAATTGAAGCATTTACAATTTCATCTACAGCATTGTCAATTTCTGGATAAACTGACATGTTTCTGTATTGAATTATTGCATTATTTTCATCACGTAGATTTGCACCGTAATCAAGTGCTGTTCCATAAAAGCCCCCCGCTTCTACAGTTACAGTACCATCGAACATCTCCGGGGCTGCAAAAGCTTGAAGAGCTTTTGATTCTTTTTCTTCTTTAGGTGTGTTCTTTTTATTGAACTGAAATCCAAAAATATCAATTTCCATGTATTCCTCTTTATGTCACGTTCTGTATGTTTATGTAGTCGTAAATCATAACTACGTCAAATACGTTTAATGTATTTGGTCTATTCATATTAAAATTAATAGGATTGATGACTTTTGGCCAGCATCCAAACATTGTCATTTTCTTCAAAGGTTGGTTTTCATCACCATTTAAATTCAAATGATTTATATTCCATGTTGCTTTAAAGTTTTCTGGTCTGTGATTTAATACATTTGTATTAACTGTATTCACATCATGATCATTCAATGCATTTTGCCATGTTTGAAATGCAGCCCACATATTTCCACTTCCAGTATCGTCTAATATTGAAATGGCCCAGTTTGCATAAACTTTCTCACCGGGATAGAATGCCTTTCTTCCACGATAATCATAAGAAAGTGTTTGTGTTTGAAGTTGTGGAATCAAAGATGCTCTGACATGAAATCTAGTAATGCTTGTATTGGAAAATGGAATATTTCCTGTCACATAAAATCTATTAAGTCTTGCTCCACCTTGAAAATTTGATTTAAATTCGTTTAACATTATTGATTGAGTCCTGTTATAAATTTAAGATAATCAAAAGTCATTGTTACACGAAATATAGATGGTTCGGTAGATCCCATGTCTAAAGTAAGTGATCCTATTTCACTTGGCCAACACTTCTGCAATTGAAGAGTTCTAATGGTATCGCCATTTAAATTTAATTGGTCAATCGTCCAAGTTTTTTGAAGATCTCGATATGCATAATCGTTGTTGCTTACTCTATGTGTTTCATGACCATCCATCAATTCTTTCCATTTATTGAAAGCTTTCCATATTGTCCTGTCACCGCTATCATCAAATATATCAACAGACCATACAGAATATTGTCTATCTCCGGGAAGATAATATGATCTACCTCTATAAGGAACAGAAATTGTTCCAAGGGTAGAGCTTGGAAGAGATGATGCAAATATTTTTATTTTCATCTCAGTATTTGTTGGATTTAGGACTCCTGCTGGCCAAAAACCATAAACTTGAAACCTATTTGCTCTGGTTCCACCATTAAACCCATCTTTAAAATCATTTATAGTATTATTTGCCATTTATATTAGCTTGTGAAAGTGATGTTGATCACAAACGCATCTGTTCCAAGAATTGGTTTAATTATCAAATCTACTGTAAGTTGAGTACCATAATCTGTATTATTTGATGAATCACATATTACCTGAGCTTCATTGCGGACCATGGCATATGCATATTGATCTAGAATATTATTAACATCAGCAATCAAAGAGTTTCTTGTTGTTTGAGTATTTATTTCAAACAGATATTTTGTACCAACTTGATTAACTTTTTGTGTTAGAATTCTTCTCAAGAATGCAGGCCCAACTCGTTCATCTACTATAACGGGACTAGAAGATCCAGTTGCACCTACCAAATCGCTACCTAAAAATTTAGGATCATTATTTACATAAAAATTAACTCTATTTGATCTTAAAGTAGTTTTTAATATAGAAGACCATTCAACCGAGTTTATAATTGCTCTGTTTAAAACTGTAGATCTATCTATACCAGCAACAGTTAAGAATAATTCATTGAGATTTTTGGAAGTATTGAACGCACCAGCAACGTCTGCTACAGCAGGAATTTGATAAGTCAGTTGACTTCCGTTTTGCAATGTTGTTGTTGTGTAGGTAGTACCATTGATACCGTATACATTGAAAATTCTATCAGCTACAGTTGCTCCGGTAACAAATAGTACATTTTCCGAACCAAGATAAGTTGTCCAGTCTGCTGCGGTGGTTCCATTACCATCGCCCGCAGAAGGAAACACTCCTATAACTCCCGGTTTATTTTCTAACCATTTTCCTAATGCTGCATTGGCTGTATTTCCAATCAATACTTCAATATTTGTATTTGTAGCAATCTCATACTGATCTAATCCAGCTGTTGTTCCCGCAATAATAAGTTTTGAACCATATGCAAGATAGTGTAAGCAATGCAAGAAATCATTTCCTTGTGGTCCACGTGTAGCAATATCAGTTGCCGATGTTTGTTGAAACAGACCCCATGTTCCGCCGCTTCCGGTAAAAGATACGATAGCATTGGTTACTCCAGACAATTTATTAAGATCACCAATAAATGTTGCTGGATCTGTATATACCAGATATCTGTCTCCCGTACTTCCTAATGCTGGTGTAGTTTTATAATTTCTTGCATATATAAGCCAGCCAAACAATCCACCTGGATCTCTTTCTGCAGAACCAATCCCACCTGGTGCTGCACTGGAGAAAGCTGGAAGAACAAACGTGCTACCAGCTATAATAGCTCCATTAATTGGATTAGCTGTGGGAGTGAGTGCATTAAATTGGCTTGAGTTTAAAAATGATCCTAAATTTGGATTCGTATTTGGCATGTTGCTACCTTATCTCTTCCAAATATTTATAATTTTTTTAAGCAGGGTACCAGACCACATGACCATCTGAAAACTCTTCATCATCAGGATTTTGTTGAGTATTCATTGAAAAAAGAACATTATCTTCTTCTGTAGTGTCTGTTTGAGTATATGCAAATTTAGCACTTTCTATTAAATCTGCATAGTATTCCTGTCTGGTTAACCAAGAAAAGAAAACTAATGTCATGACTAAATCGTCATGTTGACCTTCTTCGGCCTTGTAAGTGTTAGATCTTGATACAAACGACATCAACTCTTGCACTATCCGATCATCATTTAACAATATTTTGTCTTCTTCTACCAATCTTTTTAAGATAGCACATCCCAATTTTTTTGTTTGAGCTGTTGTTCTTAATCCCATTTCATTCCTACCAGTTCCACCAAATCCTTGAGACAAAACTTGTCCTTTTCTTCCCAATATTTTTGTCATTAATAAATTTTCATACCCAAGATCATTATAAAGGATATGGGAAACTTGTCCACCCAGATCATTAGTTTCAATAAGCACAAAGGCGTTATTGTACTTTTCGCCTGCTATTTTTATAATTTGAGGAAAATTAAACGGGCTTATAGTATTATTTCTAAAAGTGGCAACCACCTTATATGGAGTCTCAGATCCTTCTATGATAGTAAATGCCGAATAATCTGATCCCTGTCCACGTGAAACGTCAGCTTGCAAAAAATATATTTTATCTTTTATGGGTTCTTCGAAAATTCTAAGTCCTTCAGCATTTTCTGAAATAAATTCTTCTGGAGCCAATACATTTAATTTTGTTGAAGATATAAGAGTATTGGCAGATCCAAGAAAGCTGCAGCCATATTCTTGTTGAAATTGTTCTTCACTTGTGTTAGCAATTTGTTCTGCTGCCCATGCATCATCTCTTCGCGGACCACCGGGAGTAATTGGAACTTGTCTCCAACTTACATCAATGGGAACAAACTTATTTTTTAATTTATGTCCTTCTGGACGATTTGCGTCTACCCAAAGTTTATGAAAATGATTCATCCCATTTGGTGTAGAAACAATAATAAGTTTAGTTGTTAAACCTGCTGAAATGGTAGGATACGTAGATGAATAGAATTCTTCAGCAATATGAGACGGCAAGAACGCATATTCGTCCAACAGAAGTAGGTTATAAGAGCCACCACGGATCGCAGAAGACGATGTTGCGTCACATACGACTCTAGACCCATTTTCTAATTTAAAACTCGTCTTATTCCATTCTACTACACCTTGTTGTAAAAAATGTGGTAGATTTTCATATGCCAATTGCAGTTTGGCAAATAATTCGTCTTTTGCAGTCTTTAATTTGTTTGCAAGAATTGCACAACTTACAGATTGATTAAAAGTCACATAATGTGTAATGTAACCAATTACCGAAGTAGATTTGCCAGACTGGCGAGGCCATTTTGAAATGGTAAAACGATTATCATGAATTGCTTTTACAAATTTTTGTTGATAATCGTATAACTCAAAAGGCATTACACCTTTATCAAGAGTTTTTACTTTTACATATTTACTACAAAAATAAACCGGATCTTTGGCACACTTGATATATTCTTCTAGCTGCTCTTTGGTATAAGGTATATCGATACCAGGAGGTTTTAACTTTGGGTTGTTTCTATACCCTTGATTTTTATTGTTTAGGCTCATTTGAATTTAACACTTCAGCATCTATAACTTTTTCTGTACTTCTCTCTTTATTTAACAGATTCTGAAGATCGGTAGTAGAACCAACAAACACTGAATTGTTTGTTTGTTTTACTTCAATTTTTTGTGATGTAGTGTCTTTGGCTTTTTTATGAACATCAAGTACGTTGTTGTTCAAATCGGCCATGGTCTTAAGAAGAATAGCAACAACTTCAAATGCTCTGGGTGCGTCAGATTCAATAGCAACTTTTAAAGCACTTTCCAGTGCGACATTTCCAGAATTTATAAGTTCTTTAAAATTAGATTGAACAGTTTCGTAATCTTTTTGAAAGTTATTTGTGTTAAATGTACCGCCAGCCATATCTTTGGCTGATGTTTGTTTTTCTAAATTTGTTGGTACATTAAAAAAATTAGATAAATTTTTGTTTATATTCATAAAGAGCAATCAACTATAATAAGAATCATCGAAAGTAAGACCACGTAGATTTGCATCTGCAATTGTTGTAAATGTATTGACCTTACCGAAAATATAAGATTTAGCAATAAAATTAAAACTAGAAATATTCATTCTACGGTTTCCAAAATCACCATCATATCTTTCACTTATACTATTGCTTACCATTGTTATTGGAACATGAACATCAGATTGTGCACTGTTCATATCCAAAGAAATTATGTGATCTGGATTAAAATAAGGCATTATTTGTTCTACAATCTGCAAAGTATCATTTAAATGCCTAGTGTATATAAACAAAGAAAATGAAATATTTACTGGTACTTGTTGAGAAATAAGTCCTGCATTTCCAGTGCAATTGGCAGGATAATTTGACATTGTTTTCAATGGAGTAGACTTATTTGTTCTTCTAGATGGATCTGGAACAATAGAAGTCATCATATAACTCATTCTAGGAAGTTGGTTTTCAATGCGAGTACCATCGTTAATAGATGATGTTTCCAATAATCTTCTTATAAATTTTTCTTGAGGTGCATATGTAATTGGTACCCGTATCGTAAATGGATCATATGCATTATCTGGATTGGTGTGCTGAACATCGATATTGCTAAAAAGAGAACCAAATCCTATTACAATTTTTCTTAAATTTTGATTATAGAAATAAGTAAACATTTGTTATCCTATTAGCAAGGTTCGTTTTTATCAACGTTAAATAGCTCGGCTTCGTCATCAATTACATCATTGATACCTGCTGTGGTACCAATTATATTATTAAGTGGTATTATTGTACTTCCAGATGTATCCTTTGTTCCAGACGATACAGAATCCAATGCAGGAATATCCGTATCAATTTTTTCATAACTGTAAGTGAAGAGTTCTGCAGTTATCATGTATGAATATAGTTTGCCCAATGGATAAAATGGATTTTCATGCTCAACAAAGTTTATTTCAAACAAAGATTTTGATGTGGGAAAATATATTAAATCTCCTTCACGGGGTCTTGTTATTGCAGTGTTTTTATTTGTAACTTCTTCTTTAAAACGGCGTCTTGCAAAAACCAGTGAAACTTTGTCTTTAATCTCAATACCAAATTGAGTTATGATATCCGTGCCATCAAATCCTTTAAAAGATTGAAGATACATTTCAATTGTGTATGTGGTGGTAAATGATGAACCTGGATCTTCACCAAAAACTTTATCTATGCTTAGATATTCTCTGGGAACATATAAACAATCTTGCCCAGTTGCTTTTATAATTTCAACGGTGATATCTTCGACAAGATTTTGTTCATTCGTGTTATTATAAAAGTACGGATTAATTGCCATTTTAGCCTATCTGGGGTTCGACGGGTAGTTCTTGTGTCTTAGTTAACATGAGTTCTAGTTCTTTTAGTTCTCTAATAGCTTCACTAAGAATAGCAGCTGCATTCAGTTGTGCTCCACCGGGAAGAGGAACACCAGCAAACTTGATCAAATTTTGACCCCATTGTTTTTTCAACATTGCTGTAAAGTAATTTTGAAAAATTCTATCTTTCCAAACTTTTGAATATAGATCTGTATCGACTTCAACATAAGCCTCAATCATCATATAGCCTTCTGCCTGAAGTTTGGTAAAATCAGTATCTAAAAATAGTCTGTCGGTCGTTCTTGTATATGTAAATGACATTGGATAATTAAATACATCATTAACCAATTTTACATAGCTCATGGATTCCATATATGATGCGATTGGTCCCATGGGAGTACCTGATTGATTATAATACAAACCAAAGAAATCAAATAAAGTAAGTTGATATCTTAAATCAAACATATAATCACCAACAGAGGCATTCGGAGCAAATACTTTACTTATAGTACGTATATCTGTTGCCTTTGGCCACATTTCTGTGCTTCCATCAGACAGTGTTCTTTGTTGTGCTCCAATAGCATTTCCCAATGCCGTAGTATTAATATACCGATTGGCAATATCTTGAGATGTTAATTGATAGGCGAACAAAGCACGTTGATTAAAATCAAAATGCCTCTCGTGCATATACTCCAGAGCTTCTTCCAGTCTATCCTCTACTTGCTGAGGATCTACGTTAATCTGGAGAACAGGTGCACCCAAAGTTCGAAGGCAGTAATCAATAAATTCTTGTTTTGTGGTTGGTGTTGCCATTATACAAATATTTATGAATTACGTAAAATTTTATTTACTTCTTCTAATAATTTTTCTTTTTCTTCACTATGGCCTATGGTAACTTGTATAAGACTCAGTTGTTCTGGATCAAAATTTTCAATTTGATCTCTTCTAAGTTTTTCTGTTTGACTGTTTGGGTCATAGTTAGTAAAACCTGGCAGCTGTAAAGGACAGTTAAGAGAAGGGTAGTCTAATTTAGAATACTCTCCTTCCGCTTTTAGTAACCATGTATTGCTATTATCCCCACACCCACATCCACCACAGTAAAAATATTCTGATTTTTTACTTTTATTTAATTTTGAACAAGGTGGTATTGCACCATGACCAAAACAAGAAAGAGTTCTTAATTTTTTAGTAGGCAGATCAATTTTAGTATTACTCAATCCCCTAGATGCTATGGCCATTGCCAGCATCATCATTTTTTTGAACATAATTACACACTTTCATAAATTACAGTCATGCCTGCTGGAATGACATGTTCAGCTAAGAAATTTTTATGTTTATCCAAAACATTTGCTTTAATTTGAATTACTCCGGGAGAAGCAGTATAAACTTCTGTTGTAGAGTAAGGCATACCTAAAAGGCAAGTCAGGACATATTTTATTGCTTTTGTGGTGCCTTTAATATCAAAATATGAACCCTGAACTTGTAAAGAAAATCTTCTTATGTTTGGTAATATATCTGAAAGGTCATCAGATGCAAAATCTGCACCAGGAAAATAACTTTCAGCAAATCCTTCTAATAGTTTAGAATCAATTGTAATGGGAGATCTTATGTTTTCCCAATCTAGTTGGGCTCCATAACCATACTTTAAACTAAAAAGCCATCTAAGATAATTTTTAATAATTGGAATTACCAATACATTTTCAGTATCATTATTATAAGCTTTAATAATCCATTCAGGAAATAATGAATTTACTGTAAGAGAATCACCAAACCAATATTCTCCTTGAATATTATAGAATTCCGATCCATAAAGCTGTTTGGCTTTTTGAATAAGCTTTTCTATTTTACCTTCAACAGTTACGGGAATATGATTGAATAATAATATCATAGAGTATAATTAATTGTTATTCCAGCTGGCCCAGTAGCAGATAAAAATTCTAATAGAGATGTTTGATCAGATGGAGATAGTCCAGCATCAACATATACATTAACAGAATAAGGAGTGCTTCCATTTGATACTGTGATTAAATCTGGATCCGTCGTACCAAAAACTCCAGAAGACATAATTGCATATTTAAGATCATTCAAAGTTACCCACCTACGTCTTCCGTTTCCATTAAAAAGAACTGTAGATCTTGCACGTTCAACATTTAAAGTATCATACCCACCAGAAGGAGTTGGAAGAGAAATGAAGGTTGTAGTTGAAAGTGGTGTTATTGTTGCATCATTTCCAAGACTTCCGTTTGTAGTTACAGCTATGATTTCAACACGCTTAGACAAATCAATAGAAGATGAATTTATAAAATTATTTGTTACGATATAACCATTTGGTCCATTTATTACTGTAAAATAATTACCGGAGGTGGTTACTTCTGAACCTCTATCTACTCTGCTATAAATTGTTTGTGTGTTTGTTGGAAGATCAGTAACGACAAATCTTATTGTTCTTGGATCTATACTTAAAGGCAAAAGAATGTACTGGCCAGTATAATCATAATTTGTATAACTTACAATTTGTGATCCACAGTACAAAGTATAAACATTTGTACCAGCAGGTATAGTATTAATATTAAAGAATAAAACATTAGTACCATCTAAGCTTTTTGCTGGAAATGCCGTATATGGCGATATGGAAGTTGATGCCAAAATTGTAGCGTCAGTTGATGCCGACTGTGTAAATGGTAATAATATGGATTCGTTGGAAGCCAATCCAGAAAATGATTCTAAATTTTGTGCAGAAATTTTAAATGATTCATTGAAGCCAAAGTAACTATATGCACCATTATAGGCTGTTGCGGTTGCCAATATGTTTATCAACATATTAGCGGCACTGGCTGTATTTCTAAAATCAATTCCAACCAAACCGGGCTGAACTTCTAAAAAACTTGTCAAAGAATTTACTATATCTGTGTAGTCTAATGAAGAAACATTTAAATTTTTTGTATTATATGCCATTATAAGCTGACCTCTATAGAGCAATATATGTTACTCTGTAATTTTAACCCATCAAAATATGAAAATGTAATTTTAAATTGCAAAGACGACTGACTGTAGTAATACAGTTGAACCACCACATCCATTACACCTTGAATAGATGCCTCAATATAATGGGCCATAGTTTTTTCTAAAGTACTTTTATTACTTGTTGGATCAAACAAATAAACGTAATAGTTGGAACCAAAATTTTGATCTGATGATAACTCACCTTTATTCGTATTAAATAAATGTGTAATTTTTTGTACTATACTATTATACCCAGATACCATAGCAATATCGGTAGTGCTAGCGGTAGTTGGTATTTTTTCAAACAGTATTGAAAAATCTCTAGTTTGCATCAAAATTATTTATCTGGAATTTGAGTTACAGTTAATGCTGTTTCGTGGGTTCCGCCACTGTTTAAAATGTGTTTGACAGAAACTATAAGATATAAGCCAGAAAATATAGATGCTCCAGTATCAATAGGAGATCTTGTGGGATGATCCACCAATAATTCTATTATATAACCCGGACGAAGATTAAAATCTCCTGCAACTGTTATATCAACTTTGGAAAGATATTTTAAGCCATCTAAAAATTCTCGTCTATCTACTGGAACTTTAACTGGTGTTTTCCAGAAAGTAGCAACGTTTAAACGATGTTTTAAGTACGCTTCAAAATTAGCACCTACTTCGGGGCATACACAACTAAAAGAAGCTTCTGGAGTTCCCCATAAACATCCCAGCCAATCTTGACCAAGGCTACTCTGTATTTCATCACACTCCCCTCCAGTTATACCAGTAAGAAGATCTCTAATAACTAAAGTTCCGATTGGAGGAACATCTGCAGTTGGGCCACGCCATATAGTTGAATTATTTACACCTAATTGAGTGGCTATAGTTTGTACAGCCGGAAAAGAATTAAAACATTCTTGAAGGGAGGCTGGAGATTGTATCAATCCTCTTGTTATTTCGGAATTGGCACATTCATATGAATGTCTAGAATTTACAGGAGTTAGTGCATTTTTTGCAATAGTATATGGAAATATTTTTATTTGATTTGTATTTTTTCTATCAGCCATATTATATACATGTCCCGTCTACCACGTTTTCCGCAGTAAAATAATACAAAAATTTATTATCATATGATGAGTTCCAGTCACTCAAAGGAACACCAGCAGTTGCAAAAATATTTTGCCAAGATTTTTTATACATTTTTACAAAATGATAAACTGGACCACTTGATGCTAACGTAGCACTTGAAGCCAGTCCTACTGGTCTATATCGAAATCCATTTGGTGGAGCAACCCAACCAGGACTATATGATGAAGTACCAAGATTACCAGATTCATTTATATTAATAGCAAAAGTATCTGTTTGACCAGAAATCGATTTAATATTTGGGTCCAATACCCAGTGTGAAATATCCATTACATCACCATTTTGATATATTTGAAGACTATTACCTTGAGTTTTAGGAGCAAAATTAATTTTATTCCATCCATAAACATATTTTCTACCAGTTCCATTTGTATCTATTTGTGCATTTAAATCATATGAAGTCAAAATAGCAAAGAATGAATCATCTTGATCCTGGCCCATACAACACAATGAATACATTACAAAGTTTTGAAGTTCGACTTTACGAATTAAATCCAATTGACTTGAACCACTTAAACCCGGTGATGTTAAGTTTACTGCAGCGTTATATTTAATATCAAGGACTTTTTGTAAATTACTATTACTGGGATCTGGTACTGATAATGTGTTTGTAGGATAATATGGATCGAGAGGAGTTAGATCAAAGACATTTTTCCACATCTCATTATTATCAATAAATTGAAAAGCCGATGATATACCAGCTAAGTTAAAGTTTTTATATTGTTTTTCAACTCCATATTGGCCACTCATGTGAGTTGAAGAGGCATTTTTTCCAGTTGTTTTTGCATCATCAATATATCCCCACTGCCCGGAATATTCTAATTCTTCTGCACCTTTTTGAAATGCATTTGTTCCAGAAGTATTTCCAACAAGTTGAATATTATATCTTTGACCTTCATCTAAAAATTGATATGCGAGATTTTCATACATGTTTCCACCAGTTATACCATCCAATATTTTTGGTGTTTTTCTTACATAATAATATTGTTTAGTAATGTACTGAAGACCTTGATTAGTACTGTAATTATATAATTTTTTATATAAAGTACCATTAATTTTTTGTTGTGATATGTCACCCGAATATATTGCGTATCTTAAATTATATGAATTTAATGCCAACAGCCCATCGACATCTTCTGTTACAGAAGAAATACATTTTAAATTTAAATAACTTCCCCAATCAGTCCAAAAAACAAATCTTGGTTTACCTTTCAATCTAGCATATATTCCATTTTCTAATGGAACTGCACAATTTGCAAGATAATTTAAATATTCTCCAACATTATCAGAACCAACTTCAGTGCCATCAAGTTTTGGATTTAAAGGACGATAACAGACATAATTATCCGTTGCATCATTTATTTTCATTCCCTGTGTATACTCTGCACCTATTTTAGAAGCAACATTTGTAAAAAATTGATCTATTCTTACAACTTTTGGTTTAGTAGTATTTAATAAACTAGAGAGACTATTTTCTTGACAAAAGAAATACAAATAATTACTAAAATGAACTGCAACATATGTTTCCTCTGTAGCAGATGCAGCATTATTAACGTGAGAAGTTGCATGTATTCTAAAACGGTCTGAACTTCCATTTTGATATAGAAATGTTATATATGAAACACCATAAAGACTCAACCTAGAAATAAAGTCAGCTTTATCTCTTACAATTAATACGCCGGATGGAAACGTATCAAATAAGCTTTCGGTCAATTCAAGACGATGATATTCGCATTCTGAATTTCTTGTAAAAATGTCTAAAGATACATCTCCAGTGCTATCCTGTAATAGAATACCAACCAATGGCGAATTAAATGGATTTGAATTTGTACTCATAAACCAGAGTATTTAGGAGTGATCAAAGAAGATAAAGATGAAACTAAGTCTATAGGTGTAATAACGTTTATTTGTTTTGTTTTATCTTTTATATAATTTTCAACAGTTACCGTTGTTAAATTTGTGTTACTTACATTTAAAAAGGCATCACTATCTCCTGCTGGTTCTGCTCCGGCAGGAGTATTAATTTTTTTTGTTTTATCTGATGAGAATTCTTCAAATATGGTTTCTGTATATTTTATACTATTATTTGCCGTAGTATTATTATTTGTTGCAAAATAAGTATCACCTTTATAAATAAAAGTTAAATTTGTTATAGGTGTTGTAGATGGATATATAAAATTTTCACCTGTATCTACATTTGGTTTTACTGCTACATTTTTACTATAAGAATTTGACTTTTCAACAAGAGCAAGTCCACTATTCAAATCAAAATTTCCAACATAAGTATATTCCCATGGATTTCCTGAAGTTGCACCAACATATGGTGTCAATATACTTCCTGCTGGAGGATTGAATGTAGTTCCGCTAAGATAATAACCCGAAGAAGTACTATAAGGATTAAAAGCTGTTTTTATTTCATTTTCGGAAATAAAATTAGTAGCATTTTCATCAGTAATTTTAAATGGATTTATTGCATTATTAGAATGCAAAAATACCCATAGAGAATCGGGATCGTCAAAAATTGATAAAGATGCTTCTATTAAAGTTGTTTTTTTGTCAATAATTAGACTAGTTTGTCTTTGGTTTTTTATATTTTTATTGTAAAAACTATAAAAACTACAAATACTAATATCACCAATTTCAGTGGAATAAGTTTTTTTAGGTAAATTTGTAAAAAGTTTCATATGAATTTCTTAACCATTATTTCCAAAAGACATATAAGATATTTCCGATTTTGATCTGATGTAATTCAATGCTGGAACAAATGTTCCAGTTTCAAACTCTGTAAATATAAGAGACATCAAAGTATATGATGATGCTCCGTTTGGCAAAAATCTTATTACAGAATCTACGTTATCATTTTTCTTTACCATAACTTGTTCTAATACACATGGTAAAGGTTCACCAAGCCATATTTCTGATAAATTTTGAAAAGATGAACTCTGATTTCCAGACATAACATCAATAGCCCATAGATTTTGTGGTAAAGTTCTTTCAGGAAAAGTTGAAATTACAGGATAAGACCATTTTCTAAAAGAAGCAACAATATCTTCTACTGCTTTACTTTCTTGAGCATTATGGGGAACAAAGATATAATCAAATTTATAAGTTTTTCTTGCTTCACTTATCATAGACATTTCGGTAATGTTTGAAAAACGTCTATAAGTAGATGTTGCAAATTGCTTTTCAGAATAAAATTGTGCTGGCTGTAGTGTTCTATCAAATAAAGTATCAAAATTACCAAAGCCACCTGAGTTTGCTACTCCAGCCATGCTCATTACTGGTCCTACAGGGCTGTCACTTTGACCAAATTCGTGTGCTGCATGAAATCCTGGTTCTTTGGGAAGAGGTAATTTAATCTGCCCAAAGCTATTATTGACTATTGTGGAGCGCATACGATCAATATTTCTTAATGAATATCGTGCAACATAGAAATTGACCCATAAAGGTTGTTCTTGAGCATATGAGCCCATTGGGTATTGCGCAAAATATGTCCTGTTTGCCATATAATATTATTTATCATTTTCATAAATATTTTTAATGGCCTATAAAACTAAATATAAACCAGTCAACAAAGGCAAATATGTGGGAGATTCTGATTCCATAAACTGTCGTTCTTTATGGGAAAGAAGTGTTTGTAAATTTTGTGATCTAAATGAAAATGTGGTAAAATGGTCTTTTGAAGAAATGATGGTGCCATACCACAATCCAATTGATAATAAAATAAGAAATTACATACCAGATTTTACCGTTCAGATTAAAATAAATGGTAAAATAGAAACATGGATGATTGAAGTAAAACCAAAAAAGCAAACCCTTTTGAAGGAAAATGCATCAAAAAAGGAACGCATTACATGGGCGGTGAATAGCGCCAAATGGAAAGCCGCCAAAGCATATTGCGAAAAATACAATATGATATTTAAAATTTTAACAGAAAAAGAGCTATTTGCCAATGCTTAATAATACAATAAACAGTCTAAAAGATTATTTTTCACAACACAAGGGTGTTCAGAGACCGAATAGATATTCTATGTCTTTTGTAAATGCTCCCAATTCTTCATTTAGAGATACCGAATATGTTGTGGATGAGTTTCAACTAAATAAACGAGCAATCGATACAGTATCAGATAATTTAAATGGTTATGGTATTGGAAGATTGATTCCACGCAGACAAAGATTTGAACAAGGATTTGGAGTAACGTTTCCAGTAACTGGAGATAATAAAATCATGTTGTTTATGAACGACTGGTTTAATTTAATCTATAGTGGTGGTTATTCTGTAGGTACCTTCAATACTCCATTTAGATTAGGGTATTATGATACTGTTGTAAAAAATTGCCAAGTAGTATTGAATTTACTAGATTTAAACGGAAATACAGTGTCCAGATTTACTTTTAACGAAGTAATGCCAGTAGAAACACTTCCAATAAAACCAAATAGCATTGCTCCAGATCCTTATATGCGTTATAGCGTTGTTTTTAATTATAGAGATTTCAAACATGAAAGTGTTTAATATATGAATTTGATTGAAGAACTAAAAACATATTTTCCAAAATATGAAACAATTTTACCTGTCAGTAAATTAAAAGTATCTTTTTCTCCTTTTAAAGTAAAAGATGCAAAAAATTTAGCAATTGTTTTACAAGAAAACAATAAAAAACTAGCACTGACTGCATTATATGAAATACTAAAAAATAATTGTGAAGGTGTTGAACCAAAACAACTTCATATAACTGATGCTGAATATTTGTTTTTGCAAATCAGATCAAAAAGTATTGATGAAATCATTTCTATCATTTATGAAAATGCAAAATATAAATTGAACATAAATGAAATAAAATGTGTAAACACATTGCAAAATAAAATATTAAATATAAACAATAATATTGTAATTGAGCTGGAATCACCAACATTAAAAGATTTAATGGAACTCAATTCTTTTGAAAAACACGATTTTCAACAATCTTGTATTAAAAAAATTATTGTGAAGAATGAGATATATGATTTTAAAAAATATATTCCAGATGAAATAAAAGAAATAATGAACAATTTACCAATATCAGTATTGTCAGAATTGGATAAATTTATTCAAGATCAACCCAAACTCACTACCTCAATAACATTAACTGATGGATCAGAAAAGGAGGTAAGTGGGTTATTAGATTTTTTTATCTTTCGGTAAGATATTTTGATCTTACCGATTACTATAAATCTAATTTTAAATTAGTAAATTCTTTTTCTTGGAACATAACTGATATTGAAAACATGATGGTATGGGAAAGAGAAATTTATATTAATTTACTTTTAGATCATATAGAAGCACAAAAGCAAACTCAAAATAATAACCCATTTACAATGATGTAACCTATGACAGAAGACAATACATTCAATATAGATTTTCAAGCAGAACAATCAAGGTTTAATCAATACATCAATACCGATGTAAAGGTAAGCGATTCACCTTATAAAATTGAATTATCTGAAATAAAAACACCCGAACCAGAAAAAATAACTATTGATCCCAGAACTACAACTATTCCAGATAGGGAAGTTATGGCTCCAATGTCTGGTAAAATGGATTCAATATTACTTCAAACAGGGCCGATTGTTTCACAAGCCGAACAAGCCCAAGCATCGTTATCTAGTGCTACGTCTAGCCAAGAAAATCTATACAAAGAAATGAATACCATTCATTCTGCACTACATGAATTAAATGCCCAAATAGGAAGAAAACAAGATTTAGTTAAAAACGATACGGCATTGACAGAATCAAGAGTATCAATCATGCAAAAAAACATTATGTTTTTTGATAGATTGGGAAGATCTACTGGCAGACCTTCTTGGGGATAAAAAAAGCCCCCTTGCGGGGGCTTTTCTCAATCGTTCTCCATCTCGGAGAAGTACTTTAGAGGATCCTTTTCCTCAATATCTTCAGACACCACTGTGTCTGTCACATCATCCTCAATGTTCTTACTTTCAGTAAACTGAGCACGAACATCATCGCCAACAGCCTTCTTGTATCGTTCAGTGAGTTCTGCGAAACTCTTGAACTGGCTCTTATCAACAAATGGCTTTAGAGGGTACTGCTTCTTCCAAAGTTCCTCTAGCTTCTTGTCATCTCCACCGAGAAGAGGAGCAGGAGATGCAAATTCTGACCGATCATAATTGACGTAACCTCCGACATTACGAATCTTGATCTTAAAATCTGCACCAGTCCAGAAGTTGAATGGGTCAACTGCAACCTCATCCTGATACTCTGGATGAGCAAGACTCTGGATCTTTTGGAAGATCTTGGTGCCATACTGATAAAGGAAAACCTTTCCCTTATTTTCTGGATTAGCAGGATCTTCAATTACAAGAATATTGGAGATGTAAGCCAACTTACGCTTACGATTCCGTGCAATGTTCTTATCATCTTCAATACCGCTATTCCAAAGTTCCGTGTTACCCTGACAAATTGGACACTTCTCACCAATTGTAGTGGGGCAGTTTTCAAACAGCCAACCACCCTTGCCCTTGAAGGCATGGCTGTACATTGATACGAAGGGGGTATCTTCTCCCTGAATTTCAGGCAGGAAACGGATTACAGCGTATCCATTGCCCGACTTATCGATACCGGGCTTCCAAAGACGTTCGTCCTTGTAACTCTCCTTAGAGGTGAGCTTATCCATACGCTCGGTTAGAGATGCGACTGAGTTCTTACTCTTCTTCTTAAAATCTGCAAAGTTTGACATAGTATATTCCCGAGGACCTACCTCGGCCTTTCTATTCTAATTATAGCCCAAGTAGATGGTTAGTCAACTGGGAGTTTCTTGGTTTTTATTTTTGTTTTGATCAAATGAAGATTTTTTGCTTCATTTTCAATTTTTTCAATTAAAGGTTTAGTTAGAAGTTTTCCAGCTGCAGAGGGATCTAAATTTAGTTCCTCTGCCAACTCAAGAACACAATCCATAAAAGACAGATGTGTTAATTTTACTCTATCTAAAACCTTTGAAGAAAATTTTTCTTTGGCTGCTTCGTCTATGTACATATAATCAGTATACCACCATATTCACAATATCCAATAATTTAATACACCTAAATATTCTAGAACTATTTAGAGGATACCATGGCCGTAGACAACGATACAAACATTGTTATTGAAACTTCTGGTTTAACCGCTGCCGTTGCTACTGACGTAGCTCGCTTTGGTGGTATAACTGCCCATTTCCAAATGATGAAGCTTGCATATGGTGCTACTGGAACCGCTACGGTTGTAACCAGCAGCTCGCCACTGCCAGTAACAATTGCAGCTGGCATGACTGCTACCATCTCTGGTTTCACTGGTACCATTTATGTACAAGGTCCTGCTGGAGGCCCTGTAGTAGTAAGCGGAACAGTAAATGCTATTGGTTTAAGTGGCTCCCCTGTATTTGTATCTACCCAGTCTGGTACTAGAGTTGAAGTTACGGGTGGGCGCCCACTTACCAAAGCAACAGATTCAGTATCTGTATGGGGCCCAAGTGGTCTAACTTACGTTTATGCCAATCTTGTAGATTCCAGCGGAGCTGGTATCGGAACTTCTGGAGATGCATTAAAGGTCAGCGTTGTCGGAGCAGCAATTAATGCTACAGTTGGAACTACATTATCTGTACAAGGTTTCTCTGGTGGCTATGCCTTAAATATTAATGATACAACTATTATGACTGGCATGACCGCAATTTACGGTCAAGTAGTTGGTTTAAGAACAGATTTAACTGCTCTTGGAGTTGGGCGACCATCTGCATTTAAGACAGGAAGACTATCTGTATCTTCTGCTGCAGTAGGCCAAATGGATTCTGGTGGCTATACAACTACTGCAGAAATTAATATCAAAGCACTTTCAACCAATACAGACTTTGTTTATATCGGCAATACATCTGGATTACTAGGATCATCTTTTGGATATGCTCTTGATCCCGGTGAAAGTGTATCTTTGAATGTAATTAACACAAATACTGTCTACGCAATTTCAAACACCGGAACACAAGTAATTACATATCTAGCATCATAATATGTCGTTCTTTTTAACAGCATCTCAAGTAATTCAAAATTATGGTTTTGAAATTACTGGATCCACATACGATCCAGTGTTTACCAAGGGATATGTTAATTCTTCGCCAAATGTTTCTATAGCCGGAACCAGTTGCTATATTGATTATTCTGAATGTTATGATAATTCGGATAGAACAACAATAGTAAAATTGTTTAAAAACACTCCATCTGGAACTACCTTTGCACTCAGTAATGGTAATTATTATGATTCAGATCTAGATATTCTCAGAGACATTTCTGGTGTATTCAGTTTACAATCTTTAACAAATAATGATAAATTGATAATTGGTGGGATTGTTTCTGGGTTTACATATGATAATGCTTACAAGTATTACAATAAAAACAATTTTGTAAAACCTCCACAGTATTCTACTGGTTATGCAGGAGCGACCAATTCAAATTGGATAAAGAATACATTAAATGATTCCAGATTTAAATCTGTCATGAATAAAGGTATTCTTGGATCTGTATTTTCTAAACAAGAGTATGTTGAAATAGCTGGATCAACTCTTAATTCTGGAAAACTTTTAGTATCTGGATCTGTGCAACTAAAAGACAAACAAGAGTTAATTTATTGTGGTGTTACTCTTACAAATGAGAATCTGTCAACACAACAAACTACAATAACTCAATTTTTAAGAGGCAATTCCAATCCAGACATACTGGCAAAAAGTACCAAGACCACTGGGTGTTATGTTGTTTATGATGGTTTTGGCAACCAAGTAAATTGTTTTGAAAAACAAAATGAACTTCAAGCATTTTTACGAAGTCAATATGAAGGCGCTACTTATAGCACTCAATGGATCCTATGCGATTCTTGTTCAAGATTGACAGACAGTTCATATAATGCTGCAAGTGCAGACAAGACATTTACATTTGATGCTTCCATATTTGCAGCAATAATTGAATCAACCGATACAAATGGTAATTTTACCGCAAGATTGCTTTTGAACTATCCAACATCTTATGTTTTAAGATCTTCAACTTTTATATCTGTTCCTATTGACAATGGATTCAAAATTGATTTGAGTCATCCATCATTAAAGGGGTACACAGTAAATGTGTATTCTGATAGCAATAAAGTAAATTTGATTACACAAAATTTATATTATACTGGTACTCCTGGTTTTGATCAAGGTGGAATCATATATGTCAAGCAATCAACATCTCCAAGAGATCTTTATTTTGAATTTGCTGGGCCAGTAACAATAGACTTAAATGTCGAAATAGGATAAAACCCACCGTTAAGTGGGTTTTATTTGATAAAACTTTTTTAAATTTTATCGAGACCGGTTACGGACTACACGGTAGTACGAACGACCATTCTTTGTTTCACGAACTACGGTGTAGTTCATGTCAAAGCGATCAAAAGCCTCACGAAGGTCATGCATCGTTGCGCGCATATTGGTAACGCGGAAACGCTTGCGAGCCTCACCAGCGGTCAAAGATGCACCGCTGCGCATAAAATCAAACACTCTCTGAATTTTGGTCGGACGATCAACAGTAGTAATTTCCATAAACTTTCCTTTCTTATAAGAAGTTACGTTAATATACACCACATATCGTGTTGGTCAAGCAATTCCCTAAATAATTCTGACTGAAGGAGGCCCTATGGCTCAGAGCAATCGTCAGTTCGTAAAATTTGTGAGGCAACATCTCGCAGAGTACGGTATGAAACTTATTATTGGCCGTGGAAAGCATGTAAATGTAGATGGTTTCCGTTGTTCTGGATATTTTGATGAATCTGGAAAGGCTATTGCTGTAGCAGGCAAAGCAAATGAATTTATGCAGGTTCTGGTACATGAATATTGCCATTTTTTGCAATACATAAACAACGCAAAAATTTATACAAAATCTTATGACGCTTCTTATGTGGTTGATGCGTGGCTAAAAGGCAAAAATTATCCTATCAAAAAGGTAAAAAGGGCTTTTTTCATTGTACGAGCCATGGAGAGAGACTGCGAAAGACGGGCCATGAAGATCATCAAGGACTTCAACCTAGCCATTAACAGCAAAATGTACGCAAAACGAGCCCACGTATACATCTACAGCCACTTTTTGATGGAAAAAACTCGTAAATTTCACTCATACAAGCGAAATCCATACTATAGCAAGTATGTTTTGAAGATTATGCCATCAAATATGGCTGTTCTTAGCCACAAAACGATACCACCGAAGGTTTATTCGGTGTTAGAATCGTTTACAATTTGAGATTTTAAATATTTTGATACAAATTTTGTAAATGGTTGTTCGCCATATGGCCAACGATCATCTTTGTCCATGAATCCATAGTGGACCAAAGCTTCTATGTATTCTTCAAGCATTTTTAAAGTTACATCATCAATATTCCACTTGATATTGTCATCTTCGTTTATGGCTGGAGCATCTGCTGCTGCATGTTCTGCAACTGCAAGATCTGATATCTTTGCAAGATTGCCAAGAATTTCCATTGATTTGGCGCATTGATAAAAAAGATCCTTTTTGACGGGATCTTCTTCTTTGCGAGCCAAGTTGCGAATTTCGTAAACTAGCTCTGGGATTTTCATTTGTAACTCCTTAACTTAACGTTAGGAGATACTTGGTTTGTTGAACCAGACCAAGCATCTCATCTCTTATATTTAACAAGGATGTTTGGTTCTCATTTAATTCTTTTGGAATTTCATTCATTAAATATTCTTCTAAAGATTCAACAACAGATAATGCGTTAGTCTTAAAAGCTCCGTTGAGTTCAAGGCTATTAATTCCTCGTAACTCTTGCCTTCCCTTGACTCCGAGCAGTTCTTCGGTAAAGGAGTCAATTAGTGGATCCAAGCCCTCGTAGAGCTTTCCTAGGGCTTTGTGTGCCGAATAGGATTGAGTTCCCCAGTGGTGAAAACGAATTTCAATTTGAAAATTTACAAGTTTTTGAATGCATGACATAGTATAATATTTAGCTCTTAGAACCCTGTGAAAAAATTATAAAATTTTCTGGAACATCTTCTTTATTTTTAAGTGCTCTCTGCTTTGCTTTCTTATATTCAACATCTGTAAGCAACAAAGGAGTAACTTCTCCAGAAGAATCTACATGAGCAACAAAGTAATAACTAAAATCTTCTTTTGGTTTTCGATTTTTATTTTTTATTCTTTGCTTTGCCATATAAATTATTTATAGAACTTACCAATAATATTTGCAATAAAAATTGGAGTTATTCTGTTTAAATATTGTCTGCGTTTATTACATGGTGCACAGGGTTTAAAACCAAATAATTTAGTAAAGGATGCAACAACTTCTCCAAATCCTATTCTGGGTTTTATTTGTTTTTGTATTTCTTCGTGTTTTAATTTTTTTTGTATATCGGGATCTATTTTTATTGGAGAAACATAATCTTTTGTTTCTACTAATTCTAAAATTGATTCTTTATTTATTTTAAAAAAAGCAATTTTTTTATTGCCAGATTTGCCATAATATGTTACACGAACTTCACTCATAATAATTCCTTAATCTGATTCAACAATAATATCATCAGTTAAATTAAAATACTGACAATGATTTTCCCATTGTATTTCATAAAAACTAGAATCACAAAATTGAGGCATTTTAGAACCAGGATCAGCTGCTATTAAACCATATTCTAAACTACCAGCATAAGGTACGGCTGGCCCCCACTTACAATTACTCCACTCATCTTTATATAAAGTAGTTGGAAGATTTGTTTGGGGATCGGGACACCTAGCTATAGGATAACCTCCACTTTGATCATATGAAACGTTAATACAACTATTTGTTGTATAAGGATAATTATAAGTTGTTTGTGGTACACACGAATCCATAGGATCATTTGTCAGACTAGATCTTCTATAATTTTGTTTAACATAAATTCCATCATTAAAATATCCATATCCAAAAAAATCTTGTGTTTGCTGAAATGGAATTTCAAGAATTTCTGTAACACCAACACCACAATTAAATGATGCTTTATATCCAATTCCCAATTCTAAAACTAGATTATATCCCCTATACACATCAAGGTCCAAAAAGTCACCTTGATTACAATGTACTTGAAAATTTAATACATCTGGCTGAAGTCTGGGTTGATAGCTTGGCAAATTTTGTTCAGGAATATTTGGATCTGGAATAAATTGAAAAGAATAAGAATCGGCAATAGCCGACAAATTTCGATCACCTGCTGTATAAGTGCATCCAGTATAACAACCCGAATTAGGAGGCTCTTGATTCATTCCTTCATAATCTTTATCTGGAGGATGTAATGTCCAAAATGAATAACATTGATTCCAAAATTGTGTTGGATCTTGAGTAATATAACCTCTTTCCGTACAATTACAAGATTCTTTTAATTTTTCTTCATCAAAATTACAAAAAGAATATGTATCATTATTAAGACATCCACAGCCAATACATGTGAGATATAAAAATGGATTTACAAATGGAGGACCCCCAAAAGGACTTGCACTAGGTGGCCAAGTTGCTTCTATTGTAGGATCAAAATTTGGCCAACAAGCATAATAAGGATATCCACATGGTATTGGAATGTCACCTATTTGAGCTACATCTTCTTGTGTATAATATACATTTGCAGGTTTTGAAATTTTATATTCAAGAGTTAATATAAAAGTTTCTGCGTTTCCTGGTATATTATGAAGTGTACCATTATTTAAACATCTGTATTGAGCTTCTCTATATCTAGGAGTTGTACCGAGGGGATTATTTTTAAAACAAGGATATTTTGCTTTAAATAGTACTTCAAAAGTATATTTTTTATCAACACAATTTTTAAATATTGGTCTACAACAACTATTTTCTTCAGGCTCTGGTTGTCTACAACAGCAAGCTTTTTTAGGCATAAAAATCTTTACACTATATTTATTTGTAACTTATTAAGCAAACGAACCAGATACTGTTCCTATAACATTTTGATTTGCTGCATTTCTTACGGTAATTATTGCAGTAGCATCTGAAAAAGCAGAAGAAGCTATACCAAGTTTTAATGTATCCCCATTACTCATTGTAAATGGTGTGCTGTACGTTGCTTTAGCCAAAGCATTTTTACCATAAATCAACGAACCACCACCCAAGCCAACAATTTCTACACTAAGAGAAACACTAATAGTATTTGGGAGACCACCAGAGGCATTAATTGTAAATGTTACTGGTGTGGCAGATGCTATCAATGCAGTAGGACCTGCTGCAGATGCCCATACATCAGTTCCAGCATTACCTCCTGTAAAATTTCCCCAAGAAGTGGGTGAAATTGATACAGTTACAGGATCAGCTTGCAATCCACTTCCATCAGTTGTGCCATAGTCTATCATGGCAAATTGATCTTGAAATGAAATATTAGACATAACCATACCATTATTTGTGTTGACCCACATGTTTATGTTGTCATCCCATTTAAATGGTCCCATTGGGGTGCTGATAGTTCTGGCTCCATATCCAGAAGTCATCTGGCCAGCCATTCCCATAAAAAAATTTTGCATTGTGTCTTTTGCGCCCATATTTAATCCTCAAAGATATTTATAGAATATTTATACCACTATCATCAGTATAATAAATTTTATGAAATATCTCACCACACCATTTTGCACAAACAGAACAAGGTTTTGAATTTCTAAATTCACCAAAACGGTTAAATCTAAAATTAAGAAGTATCAACTTTTCACCACGAAGACTCTTGGGAACTTTTCTGTATGCATCCAATTCAGAATGCATGTCTGCACATCTATAACCCAAACGCAAAGTATCAGGGTGGGTCTTAAAAACATTTTGACCCACCGAGATAATTTTGCGCTTGTAAACAATCAGTGATATATGCTTTTTTTGTCTTTCCATTGCAACCGACAATGGCTTTGCAATAGGAAGATAATTTTCAATCACATGATCTATGTTCATTTATCACAACGTCAGCTTCAGTCCACTCGTGTTAGACACCGAGGAAGACGGAGTAACGATTCCCTTGTTGAGGCTAGAATCATACTGACTCTTGAGTTCATCAAGAGGTTCAACGGTAAACGCAACAAAGCTCTTTGAGATAGATACGCCCTTAGAAGCCTTAGTATAAATCATCCAAGGCATCATACCAATCTGACCTTCCCCTACTGGGATGAGAATTGCTGGATCTTTAAGAAGCCATGAATCACCTTGATCTTCAAATCTTGCGAGAACTTCTTCACCGGAGTTTAGTCTAAATAGTTTTACGTTCATATGTTTCCTTTACAGGGTCTTATTATAGCAGGCATTTTAACAATAGCAAATAACAATAATATGAAATCATTTCAACAATTTTTAATCGAAGGTGCTCAACAAGTTCAATGTGATATTAATGGTATTTGCAAAGTAATAAAAGAATATGAATCTGCTGGTAATGAACAAAAAATTCTTTCTGTATATAAAGACAGCAAAGGATTGGATACAGTTGGTCATGGACATTTAGTAACCGCACAGTCTCCAAAAATTTTTGCTGAATTAAATATTAGTCCTGATGTATTGAGCGGTAAAGCAAAACTAACACCAGAACAAGCAGATAAATTACTTGAAAGAGATGTTCGAACTCGTTTACCACAAGTTCAAAAATTAGTTCCTAATTTTAGTAATTATTCTTCAGAACTTCAAGGTCAACTTGCTTCTGAACAATTTAGAGGTATGTTAGGAAAATCTCCTAACGCTCTTAAAAAATTAAGCGCAGGAGATTTTGCTGGTGCATCTACCGAATATTTAAACGCTAAAGACTATAGAGAATCTGTAAGAGACAAAACTGGTATTGCACCAAGAATGCAAAAACTTGCTGATGCAATCAGAACGGAACCAGAACGTCAGAAGAAACGTCAGCAATCTTCTCTGAAAACCAATCAGGCACCTCAGTCGCCTTCCACTTCGCAAACGCCGCCTTCTCGTTGATATAATAACTGCGATAGGCAACTATTGCATTTTCATTCTTATATTGTTCTGGCATTGCTTGAACAAAGGTAGTCAATTTGCCTTTTTGCAAGTTAGCAGGGCAGTCGTACAATTCATTCAACAACATAGATTCCATGGAGTGCACTTTACCATAACGGCGAGTGTATTCCTTGCACAATGCATATGCATGTTTCCACAGCCATAGATAATTCTCACTGGTAGTGCGAGTCCAAATATTGCATGGATGATTAATCATTGCAGCCTTGCAGATATTCTTCTTTGTACATACATGCGTAACATATCTACGCTTACCAGTATTGACTTCCAACGGCTCGCCATCCAAAACATGATGAGCCGTTGAAAGCAACTGACAAGACTCAAGAATCATTTTTACGACGTGCTTGTCGCACATCATACGAGCGGAAGTAGCAGCATCATTGTCCAAAACAAAAATGTTCATATTTCGTGATTCTCAAAAATGTTGTTTATAGTACGATTGACCTTAACCATTGTACCACGCGAATACAGATCAGGCAAATTAAAAGCACCCACATACGAACAAGCAGAGCGCAATCCACCAAGAATTTCTTGAACGGTATGATGTACAGATCCACGATAAGGTACTTCCACAGTGCGGCCCTCGGAAGCACGGTAATCCTTAAGTCCGCCGTTGTATCTTTCATTTGCCGTTTTACTGGACATACCATAATGAAGCATCGTGAGTGATGCGTTATTATTGGAGTGACGAATTTCTCCACCACACTCGTCATGACCTGCAAATGCACCTCCAGCCATAACAAATGCAGCCCCAGCCACAAAAGACTTAGCAAAATCGCCGGGATGTACAATTCCTCCATCAGATACGATCCCAATACCTAACGCTGTTGCGGTTTCCACACACTCTATGACCGCCGATAGTTGGGGATACCCCACTCCTGCTACTCGGCGTGTCAGGCACATCGACCCCGATCCTATTCCCACTTTTACTAGATCGACTCCAGCATCTGACAATGCCACGACCCCCTCTGGGGTTACTATATTCCCTGCAATCAATATTGACTTCGGCCATTTCTGTCTCACTTTCTTTACAAAGTTATGAAATTCTGTCATGTAACCATTTGCAACATCTACACAAACAAAAGTTGGATCATTAATTGTCGCATTATCAACAAACAACTTACTCTCGGCATCCAAACCAAGAGTCAACGAAACATATTTTTCTTTATCGGGATAAGTAGTGGCAAAAGTAACATAATACTCACCACCTTTCTTAAGACATGTAATCATCTTGTATTCTGACAATACAAGAGCCATTTCTTGTGTTCCAACTGTAGACATGTTTGCTGCCATAATAGGCACACCAGTCCAACAAGACCCAGATCTAAAAGTAGTACCAACTTCAAGATTTACATCTTTACGAGACTTTACATCCGAAAGTCTCGGTACAATTAGTGCGTCTGAATAATCTAATTTTGATTCGTAATTTACAATCATGAACGACAATAATAACACATACAATCTATTGGTCAATAATTATTTTGATTCTTCTATTCTTTTAACTGCATCACGAAGACTTAACATTTTGTTTGCTAATTCTTTTGATGTAATTTTATCCCGAAGATACTCTTCATATTTTGAAAGAATAATCTTCGCTTCTCGGAAAAGGATTGCATGTAGATGATCAGAACTTTTGGAATCATTCGACATCAATAATATTTATTATTCTAGACCAGTCGTATCATCTCTAACGAATCTTAACAATCTGTTCATGTAAAATGTAGACCAATCTTGTTTTACAAGATTAAAGACACCAATTCTATTTCCCATCAAAGGAGAAAAGAAATTGTATCTTTCATTTAATTTATTTGGTGTGATCAATTTTTTATAAAGAGTGCCAATAATTCTATCTGAATGATTTTTTACATTCAAATAATCAAATGTACATATACCAGACATGGATTCAACTATTACTTCATATGGTGAAATATGATCTGATTTGTAAAATTTATCTTCTGTAATAATTGTCACATCGACTTTAAAATCACTGTATGGATCAAACACATTGGAAATTGTATCCAAATTATTTGCTAATTCATAATTTTCATATGATCCATATGTTTTAATAATAAATTGTTCAAATATAGGATCTTTTCTTTTTAATTTTTCATATTGTTGTTTTTGGTGCTGTGATCCCCAATACTGGGTATAATCTGAATCTGCAATGTCTTTTGCAGACATTACTTCTTTTTGAAGATAGTTGTCAATATCTTTTATCAAGATATCTTTTTTAACTAATTCTAATTTTGCTTTTCTTTGATCTTCTCTACTAAGAGCATCACTTTCAATTTGAAAGGATGTTATGTTTTTCTTTATTGGGGCTTTTCTGGGTAAATCCATTTTAAATATTTATTATTTGCAGTATTAAAAATACATGATATACTTATAGTAAACTTTAAGGTTCTTTAGAGTAACTATAGATATATTTTATAAATATTCTTATGAAGAATAATAAAGTAACCTTAAGAGAATCTATAGAACGTGTAATGTCTATGGGTGATTCAAGCACTAGAAATAACTGGGTCAATTATAATCCACAAGCAGGTGATTACGATTCCAATCCTCAATGGAGAGGTAGAGAAGTTTCTATTGATGATGTCAGCAGAACACCCAGTGGTAGATTGATGGATAGACCATCTACAGAACCATTTTTTAGAGGAGCCGATACCAGAGGATATGATCCAAATCATCCTCATTGGAGCACATCAACTGGAATTTACCAATTAAATAAATTAAATCTAATGGATAAAAATTGGAATAATCCAGAATTTTGGAGAACTACTTTTGGAGTTGACACCGGTGATCCTAATTTCAGAATAAAAGCATTAAATGCCACTATTAGTCATTTATTGAGAACAACCGATAATAATGGATTAAATGCTCAAGTAGGATTTCCACCAATGCTTAATACTTTAATCCAAAGAGCATTGCAAGAAACTGGACATTAAAATGTCTTTGGTGGTGGTGTAAAATTACCAATCAATGCACTTCTAGGATTTGCAGGTTGTGCATTTTGTTGTGGTATAAAATGAACATTCGCATTAGACCGTCTGTATTCTTCTGATAATACAGACGGTCTGTTTTTGTATTTGTCGTGCA